CGACCTACGACATCGAGATCCGCAAGCCGCGCAACCGCCCGTACCCCATCCCGTAAGGAGACTCCTTCGTGGCCCTGAACGACAACGCCACTCTCGTCATTGGTAGTGGTAACTACCTGACCGCCCCCGTTGGTACCGACCTCCCCGACGACCTGCTCGTCCCGACCTCCCCCTGGTCGAGCGTGGGTCACACCTCGCTGGAGGACATCCTCTCGATCGCCTCCGAGGGCGGCGAGGCCACCACCATCGGCACGCTCCAGAACAAGAGCCTGCGCACCAAGTACTCGGCCCGTACCGAGACGATGACCTTCACCCTCCAGCAGTTCGACGTCCCCGGCCTGAAGCTGTACTACGGCTCCAACGCCCCGGTCCTGCCGAACGGCACTGTCGGTGTTCCGACCGAGCCGACCCCGACGAGCGCCGCGTTCCTCGCGGTCTTCGTGGACGGCGAGAACCACTTCGCGTTCTACGCCCCCAAGGCCGAGATCTACCGTGCCGACGACGTGTCCTTCGGTGACACCGAGTCGCTGGCCGGCCTGCCGATCGGCGTGAAGCCGATGGCCTACGGCTCCAACACCTACACCTACGCGATCACCCCGCTTGGTGCAAGTGTCGCAACCGGTGCCTCCGCTGGTACGCCCGGCTCCTTCACCCCGGCCGACTCGACCGTTCCGGCGAACCTGGCTGCGATGGCTTCTGTCATCGCGACGCCGAGCTCCGCCTGGACCACGGGCCAGAACGTCGTTCTCGGCGACGCCTCCACGGCGCACTGGGACGGCACTGCCTGGGTCTCCGGCGCTGCCTGATCAGAGCCCATCTGATCCTCCCCGGTGTGCAAGTGGTGCGGACCTCCTTGCACACCGGGGGCCCTTCGGGGCTCTTCGTTCGACGGTCCGCGATCTGTTCACCCCACCTACTTGGAGGTCCGCAACCCCATGGCCGCTTTCTCTCTCGACAACATCCGTGCCGCCGCTGAAGCGAAGTACGGCTCCACCGACATCGAGCTCGGTGACGGCTTCGTCACCCGACTGCTCAACCCGCTGCGCCTGCCGAAGGAGAAGCGCGCCGAACTCCTGAAGATCCAGGAGAAGCTGGACGGCGAGGACGTGGACCAGGAGCAGGTGCTCGCTGACGCGATCCGCCTGGTCGCCGAGAACGAGACGGCGGCCGAGAAGCTGCTCGGTGAAGTCGGCTCCGACCTCGCGGTCCTGGCCCAGATCTTCGCCTCGTACAGCGAGGGGACCCAGGTGGGGGAAGCCTCGGCCTCGCAGAGCTGATCGACAAGTACGGCGAAGGCATCTACCCCGACCTGCTTCTCCATTACGGAGTCGACCTCACTGAGGTGATCGCAGGTCGGGGGCCCTCGCCGGCCCTTGTCATCGCTCTGATCCAGAGGCTGCCAGACACATCCCTCACCATCGCCCTCGCGTCGGGCGGCCGTGAGCATCTCGGCTGGGGCATCGACCGCCACATGCAGGCCGACATCTTCGACGCGATCAACCAGAACACCAGGGCCACCGGCCAGTGGGGCAAGGGCAAGGCGCCCAAGATCCCGGCGTGGCCCCGCCCCAAGCCCGCGAAGAACACCGCGGGGGCCGAGGGCAAGAAGGGTCGCCGCGTCTCCGTGGCTGATCTCTACAACAAGTTCAACGCCAAGCGGAGGTAAGCGATGCCCCAGGGTCAGGTGATTGGACGCGTAAGCGTCCGCGTCCTCCCCGACACCAGCGAGTTCCGCAGCAAGACGCGCAAGGCGCTGGACAAGGAGGAGAAGAACCTCAAGGTCGAGGTCCAGGTCATGCCCAACATGGCTGGCTTCGAGCGCCAGTTGCTCACCGAGATCAGCAAGATCAGCCAGCGCAACCGCCAGTCGGACGCGCGCAAGGTGAAGATCTACACGCGGATCGACACGAGCACCATGTCCGGCGAGCTGGCCAAGGCGATCCGCCGCTACTCCGACAAGGCCAAGTCGGGCTCGAAGGTCCAGCTCCAGTCGGAGCTGAACACGGGCGAGATCAAGCTGAAGATCAGCGACCAGTCGCTGCGCGACATGACCAAGCAGCTCGACGACTGGCGCGACAAGAACTCCCCGCAGACGATCAAGATCAAGCCGGACATGTCTGCCGTCAGCGGGGCTGCGACCTCGGCCCGCCTCGGCATCCTGACCCGGCCTCGCACGGTCTCGATCGTCCCCGAGCTGAACAACGCCGCGGTCGCCAAGGTGGCCACCGCTCTCGCTGCGCTCTCCGGTGTGCGTGTGCTGAACAAGCTCTTCCGCGAGTTCGGCGACATCCTGTCCAACCTGGACAAGAGCGTGCCGCTCATCGGCTCCCTGGCCACCGCAATGGCCGGCCTCGCTGGCGTGGCCCTCGCTGGCGCGAGCAACCTCTTCGCGCTGTCGGCATCGCTGGCGCAGATCGGACCAACTGTCGCCCTGCTGCCCGGCCTTCTGGGCGGCTTCGCAGTCGGCATCGGCGTCACGATCGCCGCACTGAAGGACTTCAACAAGCAGATCCCCGAGGTCAAGAAGACCCTCTCGGAACTCCAGAACGTAATCAGCTCGAACTTCTGGGACAAGGCCCGCGCTCCGATCAAGGAGATGGTCGACTCCCTGCTCCCCGCCTTCCGCAAGGGTGTTGCCGACACGGCCACCCAGCTCGGCGGGTTCTTCGGCTCCTTCGCTACGAACCTCGGTACGTCGCTCGGCCCCGCGTTGGGCCAGATGTTCACCGACCTGTCGTCGTCCATCACCATCGCGACCGGTGGAACCAAGGCGTTCGCCGACATCATCGCCACCCTGGGCAAGGTCGGTACCTCCTACCTGCCGCAGCTCTCGCAGTGGTTCGTCAACATCTCCAAGCAGTTCGCCGACTTCCTGAAGGCGAAGGGCGAGAACGGGATCAAGGCCGAGGTCGACCAGGGCATCCAGGCCCTGAAGGATCTGGGCGGCGTCCTCTACAACGTCTACGGCATCCTGTCCGGCGTCGCTCGCGCGGCGACTGAGGCGGGCGGTACGTCGCTCGGCACGCTGAACGACGCACTGGCCAGCATCCACAAGACGGTCGACTCCAAGGGCTTCCAGTCCGGCATGACCGACGTCTTCAAGGCTGCGCACGAGGCGATGAACAACATCGCCACGACGTCCGGGCCGGCAGTCAAGAACCTGTTCATCGAGCTCGGCTCGCTGCTCACGACGGTCCTCCCGAAGGCCGGCGAGATCATCGGTACGGCGCTGGCCGCGGTGGCTTCGGCCCTCGCTCAGCCTGCTGTCACCGATGGCATCTCGGCCATGTTCGACGGACTGCTCGGCGCGGTGCAGGCCCTCGCTCCCGCGATGGCTCCGCTCGGCCAGGCGCTCGGCGCGATCATGCAGGTCGTTGCCGCGATGCTCCCGGTCTTCGGGCAGCTCGTCTCGGCTGCGATCATCCCGCTCGCGGGCGCCTTCTCGACGCTGGCTCCGCAGCTCATCCCGATCGTTCAGCTCCTCGGCGGCGCGCTGACGCAGGCGTTCCAGACGCTGGCTCCGGTCATCCAGCAGATGGTCCCGATCGTCGGTTACCTGCTGGGTACGGCGTTCCAGTTCCTGGGCACGATCCTGCCCCCGATCGCTGCGATCTTCGGGCAGATCCTCCAGGCCGTGATGCCTCTGGCGTCCGCCCTGATGGACGCGCTGGCTCCGATCCTGCCCGTGCTGGCTCAGGCACTGAAGACGATCTTCACGGCCCTCCAGCCGGTGATCGCCATCGCGCTTCAGATCATCTCGGCAGTCATCCAGCCTCTGCTTCCGATGCTGTCCGAGGTTGTCCAGGCTGTCCTGCCTCCGCTGGCCGACGCGATCTCTCGCGTGGTCGAGGCGCTTCAGCCATTCCTTCAGGCACTGCTCGCGGTCGTCAACTTCCTGATGCCGATCCTCGTGCCGATCCTCCAGTTCATCATCGAGATCCTGGCCGGCGCTCTCGTCGCCGCGATCAACGGCGTGGGCCTGGTCCTCGAAGGACTCAAGGAGTACTTCGTCGCGGTCTGGGATTACGTCAAGGCGTGGTTCCAGCTCTTCCTCGACCTCTTCACCGGGAACTGGAGCAAGCTCGGCGAGGACGCCAAGGCGATCTGGGACGCCATCCTCGGAATGCTGAAGGGCGTCTGGGACATCATCCTCGGTGCGCTGGAAGTCTTCTTCAACGTCGGCATCCTGGGCACGGCAGGCAAGGCTTTCAAGGCCATCGGCGCCCTGTTCAAGTCGGCGTGGAAGGCCATTGCCGAGGTCTTCACGGGAGCCTTCGCGGCGATCCGTGGCTACATCGGCGTGTTCATGACGGGCGCCAAGGGCCTGTTCATGGACGGCATCAAGGCCATCGGGAAGTTCTTCTCGGACGGCTGGAAGTCCATCACGGGCGGCCTCCGCCTGTTCTTCACTGGCGCCAAGGCGCTGGTGATGGACGGCATCAGGGCGATGGGGAAGTTCTTCTCAGACGGCTGGACCACGATCCGCACGACCGCCGTGACCAAGTTCAACGCACTGGTCTCGACGATCTCCGAGTGGATCGGCAAGGCCGTAGCCAAGGTCAAGGAGCTGCCCGGCAAGGCGAAGGCCGGACTGAGCTCGCTCGGTTCGACGCTGAAGAACGCCGGTATCGAGCTCATCAAGGGCTTCATCTCCGGCATCACATCGATGTTCAGCTCGGTCAAGAACAAGCTCGGTGACCTCACCAGCAAGCTGACCGACTGGAAGGGCCCACTCCCCAAGGACAAGGTCCTTCTCTACAACGCCGGTGTTGTGATCATCAAGGGTCTGATCAAGGGCCTTGAGTCGCAGTTCAGCAACGTGAAGAAGAGCCTGACCGACCTGACCGGACTGATCGGCAAGGCGAAGCTGAGCAAGTCGCTGACCGCCAAGGTCAAGGCTGACCAGGCTTCGCTGAACAAGCTGCTCTCCTCGTACGAGGCGCTGACCAAGAAGGTCGACGACGCCAAGAAGTCCCTCGCGGACCTGAAGGCGGCGAAGGCCGACTACGCGGCGAACATCGCACAGAAGATCATCAACGACGCCAACGTCACCAACATGGAAGGCGGCTTCACCGGGATCATCGAGCAGCTTACGCAGGCTCGGGATCAGGCGAAGCACTTCGCTGACGTGCTGGCCAGGCTGAAGAAGCTGGGCCTGAACTCGGAGATGTTCGATCAGCTCGCGCAGGCCGGCCCCCAGGCTGGCATGGCTGCGGCTGAGGCGATCCTCGGTGCGGGTGCGGCTGGCGTCAAGCAGGTCAACGACCTGGAGAAGCAGCTCCAAGACGCTGCCGCCAAGGTCGGCAAGACCGCAAGCCAGGTGATGTACGACAACGGCATCCACATGGCTGAGGGTCTGGTCAAGGGTCTGGAATCACAGGCCGACAAGATCGAGAAGCAGATGCTGAAGATCGCTGACTCGATGGTCAAGGCCATCAAGAAGGCGCTCGGTATCCACTCTCCCTCGCGGGTGCTGGCCAAGATCGGCGCCTACGTCGGTCAGGGCTTCCGCAAGGGTCTGCTCTCCGAGCAGTCCAACATCGCCTCGGCGGTGGAAGACAGCCTGCTCATCGGACAGACCACCAACTCCACGGCACGCAACATCGCTTCGGCGGTGGGCAGCGCCCTGGGGTCCGGCTCCTCGACCGGAGGCAGCTCGAAGACTCTCAACTACTACGCGGCCCCCGGCTCATCCCTCGGCTCCGAGGAAGATCTGTTCGCCGCCGCCAACCGAGCCCGGATGGGATGGTGAAGTAAGTGCCAAAGCTCCTGCTCGTAAGCGGTGCGGACACGATCAACCTCAACGAGATCGACGAGTTCGGGATCGGGTTCCAGGCCAAGGCTGGCGTGACTGGCCTTGGCCTGCCGCCCGTCTCGGTCCAGTGGCTGGAAGGCGCCGGAGACGGCGCCGTCTTCCGAGGCACCCGAGTTCAGACCAGGGACATCGACCTCCCCATCGAGATCCTGGCGCTCGACCGGACGGACCTGCAAGCGAAGCTCTCCCGGCTGGCCCTCGCGCTGGCCGGGGGGTGCTCGCTGGTCCTCCAGAACAGCGACGGGACCCAGTGGAGTACGGAGGTGCACCGCGTCGGGGGTGGCGAGTACACCTACGGCGAAGACAGCATCGGGCAGACCGAGTTCCAGACAGTCATCACCCTGCGGGCCGGCGACCCGTACTTCACCAGCTCGCAACAGCAGGTGCGCACGATCTCCGGCGCCGGGACGTCGGGCGCGTTCCTGACCAACATGGTGACCATGACGATCGCCCCCTCGCAGGCGATCGGCTCCATCGACCTCTCCAACTCGGGTGACGCTGCGGCCTACCCGGTGTGGGAGGTCCGCGGTCCGGGCGACCACTTCACCGCCACCTCGCCCACGGGCGAGACGCTGAAGTGGACCGGCACCCTGACCGCCTCGGAGAAGTTGGTCATCGACACCCGCAAGGGGACGGTGAAAGACGGGACCGGCGCCAACCGGTACGACCTGTTGGACACTGCCCCACGCTTCTGGACCGTCCAGCCCGGCGACTCCACAGCTGTCGCCTCCCTGTTGAACACCACCAGCGCTTCGCAGATCACCTGCTCCTGGTATCCCCGGAAGTGGATGGTGATCTGAGTGCGCTTGCAAGACATCACCGTCGAGGTGCGTGACAAGACTCTGGTTCGTCGGGGCATCATCCGCCCCGAGGAGCTGGTCCTCGAATTCACGGACAACTTCAACAACCTCGGCTCCTGGAAGCTGAGCCTGGCGTCCGAGCACCCACTGTGTGACACGCTCCGGACGCCGGGCTCCGGCATCATCATCACCGGGCCGGATGACGTCCTCCTGTCCGGGCCGATGGTCACGTCGGAGTTCGCTTCGACGCCCACCGACCCGGACGGGACGGTCTCCTTCGAGGGCGTGTCAGACACTGTCTGTCTGGCTGACGCACTGGCCTACCCGCAGCCGTCCAACGCTGACGCGGCCAGTCAGACAGAGGCGCATGACATACGCAGCGGCGCGGTGGAGACCGTCATGCACGCGTACGTCAACGCCAACATCGGTCCGTCAGCGCCGGCCGCCCGCCGTAAGACGGGGCTCATCATGGGCGCGAACGGAGCGCGCGGGCCGATCATCAACCAGTCCGCCCGCTTCCCCGTGCTCGGCAACCTGCTGACCGAGATCGCCCTCCTGGCCAACCTCGGCTTCCGCGTCGTGCAGCGTGGATCGAACCTGGTCTTCGAGACCTACGCGGTCACCGACCGCACAGCGTTCGTCCGGCTCGACGTCCGCAACGGGACGCTGTCCGGACAGAAGGTCGGCATCTCCCCGCCCGGCGTTACGCGCGCCATCGTGGCGGGCCAGGGCGACCTCACCGACCGGCAGTTCCTCGAAGCCGACACCGCTGAGTCCATCGCCGCTGAGGCTGACTGGGGCCGGCGCATTGAGTTGTTCGTCGACCAGCGCAACACGGCCGACTGGGCCGAGCTTCAGCAGGCCGGCGACGAGGCCCTGGCCGACTCCGGGTTCACCGCGGTCAACGTCCAGGTCGTCCCGATGGAAGACAGCCAGGCCCGCTTCGGCAAGGAGTGGGGACTTGGCGATGCGCTCGTCGTCATCGTCGATGACCAGGAGCTGAAGTCCACCGTCACCGGCTACGTCATCAAGGCCGACAGGGACGGCTTCATGCTCGGCGCCCTCCTCGGGGATGCGACCGGCTTCGACGCGAGCGCCGCGCTGAACAAGCGCGTGACCAACACCGAGACCCGCCTGTCCAATCTGGAGGCCAACTCCACGGGAGGCGGCTCCTCTCCGTCCGAACAGATCATGAGCATCATGGGGGTGTGGTAACCGATGGCGAACACGCCGAAGCGCCTGTCCAGAGGTAGCACCTCGACGACCCTGACGAGCGTTTACACCGTGCCGACGAGCACGACGACGATCGTGACGAACCTTGTGGTGACCAACTCGGGCGCCAGTGCGGCGACGATCCTGATCCAGCTCGCCGGGCTGTCGATCATCCCGAACACCTC